CGGGGAAATTACGTCAAGAAGAAGTGTGAAGAAACTTGACAATCAGCAGAAGGCTGACCCAAGGAAGGATTAAAACAAAAGACCCGTTTTAGGTTTTTAAATTTGTTAAATCCATTGGATTGTATAGTATTCGTGGAGTTTTCCTTCACGAATTTGGTAAAGTATCTCATGTCGAGATGGAAATCGACAAACTTTACCATATGTTTGAAAAATGGCCTTGGAAATAAGGTTTGAGTAATACTCCCAGGTCTTGTGATCGTGCAACGCCAATTCAATGCCGGCGTTGGTGGCATTCGCTTCGATGGTTGCGAACTCATCTCTGGTTTCGTGAATCCAGTTGAAACAATCGAGAATTGAAACGATGGTGAGAGGACCGTACCATGTGCCGTTTTCCATACGGAATGATCGCTTGAGAAATGACACATCGGTGATGTTTCTCCAAGGTACGGTGCTTGCAGTCTTTGACTCATTCGTGTACCTCATGCCGATTTTCTCGAATCCTTCCGACATTGTGAGCTGATTAAAGCTTGCGATAGCGGCGTGGGAAATGGATAAGACATTGTCATCTCCATAAGCAATCATAGACACGTTCTGGAAGAACGGAATATCACGTGGCATTGTCGAAAGGTAAACGTAACGACAAGCGATTGAGTTGTAGATTGAGTTGAGAATTGCCGTTGCGGGGTTTCCGGATGGCTGTGAATGGTTTACACGATAAAACATGTCGTTCACCAAGTGGGTAGATTGTGTGATGTTAACCCATAGTTCTCTCCGGACTTTGGCATCTTCGTCGCTTCCTCCGCTCCAAAGATAAAATCGTTCAATCATGCGATAGATTGCCCAAAGAATATCTGGATGCAGGGTTCCGTCGTAGTTGCTAAAGTCTCCTGCTACGATGTGAGGGTGATCTGTCAACTTGCGAGCCAGGATATCCCATTCCATACTTTGTGATCGAATTCCAACAGCGCTTTCGTTCTCAATTCTGTTCTCCATCATATATGCCAAAAAGGACATAAAGTACATTCGAAACATGATGATGAAGTCCATCGGGGCTGCCGCGAAGAGTCGGGGTTTTCGCACTTTCTCAGTCGGGCGAGTTTCGTCCTTTAGAGTGTCAGTAAAGATGAAAGTCAGCTGACCTCCTTGTTCTGCGACTTTGATCTTTTCTTCAATTTCGGCTTTCACTTCCATTGCTTTCGGTCCAAAAGTCCATTCGTCTGATCCAAACCATTCGGTTTTGCCTTTCAGTCGTGTCTGCTGGGAATATGGAAATCCAGCGGATGTTGATCGACAAATGCCTGAAATGTATTCAGAGCCTTCCTCGCCCTTGACTGCTTCTCGGAAAGACAGAACCTCAAATTGTGGCATACGCGGGAGCATTTGTTCGTAATCTGAAACTGCCTCTTCAAGAATAGATGGGTCAATGACAGGGACATCTCCG